CTTTACCTTCTGGACGTGTAGCCCAACCGCTTAACGGAGACTCTGATGGCATATAGCCTCGAGCCTTAGCTGTGATCGGCTTTAAGAGAAAGCCAAGTTCTTTAGTGGTTTCTTTGGCCAGATCAGGTTCGAACTCTCTCAGGGCTTTGCGGAGTTTATCTGCGCCTTTTACTTCTGTTGGCATCCGCTTGCTCCTTTGCTCTGTCCTTTAGGGCTTGAAGTAAAGTCCTAAACATTGTTTGATCTAGTGCTATTAAAGTTTGGGGCGAGAGTCCAGTCTCAAGCGATAGTCTCGCTACGAGATAGGTGAAGGACTCCCGCGTTACGCCAAAGGGTCATCGTCTAAGACCTCGACTCGCGTCAATGTCTCAAGGAACGACTCCCCGAAAGGCTTTACGGTTTCACCCGACCGACGAATTGCTTCCCAGCAAAGCCAATATACATCGCTTTGCTTTTCGTCATCCCTAAAGGCTTTATGGAAGCCCTTCTTCGCATATTGCTCGAAGGCGTACTCGATCGCCGGAGTGATCTGGTACTCGTTAACGTTTCCGTCTGCCCTTGTTACCTTTAGTTTTGCCATGTTTGCCCCTTAGTTAGTTATTAGAATGAGCCAGTTGATGCAACGGCTACTGTGCCGTTAACTGTCCAAGTTACTGACTGTGTGCCGAGATCGCCAACTGCGCCGTTAATATCGGTTGTGTTGTTGATTAGGCAAGTCATTGTGTAAAGAGGGTTAGTCGCTGAGACTGCTGTTCCCTTTGTCTGGAGAAGTACGACTGTTACTGAAGTACCCCAAGCAGCTTGCAAAGTTGCTAGAACGTTTGCTGATGCTGTGTCGTTGAGGAAGTCGATAGTTACTGATGAGGCTTCTAGACCCTTTACAAACTTGTGGCCTGAGTCTCCCATCGCTGTAACTTCGAGTTCATCGAAAGCGCGGTTAAGGGTGATAGATGTTACGTGGTCAGAAAGATCAACGGAGTTAACCTTTACGCCTACGTTATTGCTTAGAAATACTGCCATTTAGGTTATTCCTCGTCTTTCTTAGTTGATGGTTTTGGTGCTGCTGGTGCAACCTGCCCGATCTTAATCAGGAAGGCTTCTTGCTCTTTTTCCCACTCGGACATGATTAACTCCAACTCGTTAGGACTGAGACTTGCATTGAGCAAGTCAAAAGATCGCCCGATGCAGCATTGAGAACGCTAGGTGCGCTCACTTCTCCCACATTATAGACGATCGAGGATGCCGCTAGTTTGTTGAATACTGCAACTAGCATCTCCTCAATACCATTTAGGTTTCCTTCGTTATCCAATAAAGGTACGAAGATATTTAGATTAAAATTAGCCAAAGGCGAGATCGTATTCTTGCTGTTGTTGTTTGGCGTTACATACGGATCTGCCGGACTGATCACTACGCTATTGACGATCGGCGTAGCTGGTGGAAAGGCAAAGACTGAATAAAGTGAGTTATCGACTAGCGCTGTGGCAATAGTTGTGCGAAGTGTAGATATGGCAGCGGTCATGGTTAGCCAACCATCGAACGCGGATCTAGGTAAGGTGCAAGCAAGCCACGAACGCGAGCCATAAGAGTATTACCCATGCGGTAAGGGCTTGGCGCGTATCCATCGACTGTGACTCCGCCACTTGATGGTGCTTGGCGGCTTTGCCAGATGTCGATGGAGATCATTAGGCTTGCTTCTTGAACTGCTGGAATTGTTGAATAATCAATATAAGTTTCTGCTGCTGCTGTGCCATAGGGTGCGACTGTGTGATAAGGATTATCGCTAGTGTGAGTTGTAGTCACGCTAAAAGAGCGTTGAGTTACGGCAGTAATCGTCTTGGTTCCGTTGTACTTTGTACCAGCATTGCTGATCGTTACTGACTGTCCGACATAGAACATGTCTCGGATATCTTCATTAAAGTAAAGAGTGCCTTTAGTGCCGGTATTGCCATGAGCAACGATGGCTTGTTCGTTCTTCCATAAAAAAGGGATCAACACGTTGTCGGCAGCATCGCAAACCTCTTGCAAGGTTGCGTCAGCGTAGAGAGTGCCAACGCCAAGGGCGGTGCGTAACTCTGCAACTGTTGTGTACGACATTTGATCCTCTTTCTAAAGACTGGCGGGGTAAAAGGGCATTACCCCGCCAGCGACTTAAGTGGGCTTACGCCTTGTTGTTCTTGAACGCGCCTGCTGCGACCTTAGTAGCGATAGCACCAAAGCCGTAGTAACCGATAGTTACTGATCCGTTTGCAGTTGACTCTGCGCGGAGACGGTAGTTTGGTGACTCGTACCATGTGTACGCATCTGGGTTCACGATGATGATAGAACCATCTGTGTCGGTTCCTGAAGCTGTGTTAGGTGTGACGTAGAGGTTAAGACCTGCAACGTTACCTTGAAGAGCTGTAGGTGTTGCAACGCCGCCTGCGTTCATTGGGTTAGCAGCGTTGTAGATAGGACGACCTGCATCGTTAAGAGTCATGATGTTTGACCATTGTGAAGTGTTAACGATCATGTTGCGAGCGAATGGGTTAGGCAGACCAAGAGTTGCGCCATAAACAGAAGCAGCACCGCGAGCAACAATTCCAAGAAGTTCTGAAGCTGTTGGGTAAGTAACTGTTGTTGTTCCATCTGCTGTTGCGCCAGTGATCAATGCTGCGTTAACTGCTGCATCTGTAGCCTTTGCGTATGCTGCGCCCATGTTGCGGATGAGTTCATCAAAGAATGCTGGAGATGTACGATCGAGCAATTCAACAGAGAATGTCTGCTGTCCGGCGTACTTCTTAACATCTACTGAGAGGAACGCTGAGTTCTGATCTGTGTCTGAGAACGCTGCGTTTTCTGCTGTTACTGCAACTGTTGGCATTGCTGTGATCTTTGGGATCTCGAAAGTCATACCTGCATCTGGAAGAACTCCGCGTGAGATCGCTTCGATCGATGGGCGAATTGTTGTTCCAAGTGGGTTGATGATTTCTTGAAGTTGACGAGTTGGTACTAGACCAGCGTTGTCTGTTGTATCGTCCGCAGCGCGGATGTACTGACGAGCTGACTCATCGCCCATTGCTGCACGAATTGTGTTTTCAACGTACTTTGCTGCTGTGATTTCGATACGTGGCTTTGAGTAAGCCATTGCTGTTACAGCAGGGCGAGCAGCTTCAACTGCGGCAGCCTCAACTGTAGGTGTTGCTTCGACTGCTGAAGTGGTTTCTTCCACGGTGGCTGTCTCGCTTTCTGTTGGTTGGTTGGTTTCAACGGCTTCATCTTCTGATGCCGCAATATCAGTGACGGCTGCTGATTTAAACGCAGCGGCCTGCACTAAACTGACTTCGAGGAGGTCAGCACTCGAAACATATAGCACGCCGTTCTTAGGCTTTGCTGCATTGACCATAACTCCGACTGAAAGACCAGTTCGAAGTTCTTCTGAGGCTTCGATTAATGCGTCTGTGCCTCGGGATGACTTTGAGACTTTGAAAGATGCAAAGATGCCGTCTTCAGTCTCGTTAAAGAATTGAGCGCGACCGATAGGCTGCTTAGGGTCATGTTCCAGTAGGAGTTTGACTTTGCTAGTGTCGGCAATGTTAATCGCGCCGCGCTCAAAGACAACTGCACCGGCGGAAGTGTTTCCAACTTCGCCACCAAATGGAACTATTTTGCCAGAGATAGTGCGCGCTGCGCTATCTGCTGTGAGTTCTGCCGAGAAGGTTAGGATCTCGTTCATTGCATTCCACCATTTCCGTTAGGAGTTAGGTCAGTCATTTCCATGGCCTGATCCTGGGTAATTAGTTGAAGGTCAAGTAATTCGCGGATGATCTGCAACTCAATTAGCGGATCAGTGCGAAGGTAGTTCTTATCGATATCAAAACGGACTTCGTTACCGCGAGCGGTAATATCGTCCATAGATAGACGATCTTCGATCGCTGATACATAAGGCTGCAAAGATAGAGTAAGGAATTGCTTACGCTCGTCTTGGACGTTGGCATACGTCATCGTCGTATTTTGATCCGCTGAAACATAGTAAGGCGGTACGTTGCAAAGGCGAGCGATTTCAGTCGCTAGGTTTTGAATGGCCTCGTTGTACATCATGTCTTTAGGGCTAAAGCCAACGGTGTTATATTCGAGAGTAGATGTTAAATATGCGGTGCTGCGATTTTGGCGAGCGCTTTTGAAAGCAGCTAGTAATCCTTGAACTTCTTGAGGCGGCAAGTCTGCGCCTGTGTTCTTTAGGTAGCCAGTAGGCATCGGAGTTGCAGCAGCAATAACGGCAGCCTTCTGAATGTCCAGCGCTGCACGAATTGTAGATACGCCGGTATTTAAGATGCCGTCAGTTAGTGACTGGAATGTTACGAGTGAACCAAGGCCATCCATTGGGACTGTGCGGCCATCAACTGCATAGGATCGAACGAATACGTTGTCTTTATCAAGTGTTGCAGTTACGCGACTATTTGCGATCCATTCAAAGCGAGAAGGGCGGCCATCTTCCTGATAGGTCTCAACAACCTGCCAGAAGGCTTGGCCATAGAATAGAAGCGAGTCAACCGTGTAAGCGATCGTTACTGATCGAGGCTGAGAATATGAAGGTTGATCAAGCCAAAGCGGTTTTCCAAGTTCTTCACCTGTTGACTTCTTATACAACTCAAGCGGAATAGTGCCGATAGTGCCAGCAAGCAAGTTGCGGCAACGCGCTAGCGCTGGAACTCCCATTGCTTCAGTACGGCCGACATAAGCAAACTGAAAGGGCATCGCATAAGGTGAATACTCGCCTAAGACTTGCGGAGCAGCTTGCGCTTCGATGTTTGACTTTGGCGTTGCACCTGTAAGGCGCGAAAGGATACCCATAGAGTGCAATTATACACTACATGTAGGTCATTCGATGTATATAGCCGCTACCTGTTGTGGTTTGCCTAGCATGTGTACGACCATTGCAGTTGCAATAGCGCCAGAGACATCGCCAGCGGATTTTCGTTTAACGATACGCCAAGCAGAGTCGTTGACTTTAGCTGCGCAGTTATTCATCTGCTGGATCCAGTTAGCCTGACCAGAATGAACCACACGAAGGTTAACCAAGCCATCGAGTAAGTCTCCGCAAGCCTGATAGAACGCGGCTCCAGAGATATCTTGAGTAACGCAGCCAGCATTCGTTAACTTATCCGCGATGCTCTGAGCTGTGTATTTGTCGAAGCATATTTGGCGAGGTCGATAGTTATCCGCCCAGCCTTTAATATCAGCCGCGATCTTTAAGTCATCGACCGAGACTGCGCTTTCCCAAGTCTGCAAGATCCCGACTCCAATTCGACCGTCGGCCAAGATTTGTCCGGCAACGAGTGAAGCATTACGCCGAGAAGGCGAAACATCAAAGCCAAAGACTGTATAACCGCCAACTGGGATCGTAAGACTTGCATCGCTCGTATCTTCAAGGATGCCATGAGGCCAAGGGCTACTTAGGGAGTCGATCCATTGGCAAAGCAATTCTGTGCGAGTGTTTTCAATAGGCGAAGTCGCAACCGACTCGGCCAAAGTCTCTTTAGTAACGATATAACCCAAAGCAGGGTTGGCAAGCGCCCAAGATTTAGGATCATCGATCTTGCAATACTGAGGCGCTGAGTATTCGTAGAAGCCAAAGGATTTAGGCGGGTTATCCATCGCTCGTTCTCGAAGCTGATTAAGTACCACGCTGAAAGCATCGCCAGCGTTAGAAGTTAGGAAAGTATGAGCATTAGGTCTGGCTCGAGTTACCGGCATCGCTGCTCGATAGCCTTCTTCTGACCATTCACGAACTTCATCAAGGAAAAGCGCATCGGCCGAACGACCACGAGCGCCGTCTCGAGTAGCTGCTACAACATCGAGTCTGCGACCGTCTTTCATCTCGATAGACTCTGTGCCGTTTGCGTAACGGATCTGCTTAACCAGCGCCATGAGGTTTTCATTAGCCTCAAAGACATGGGCTACTTGGCGAAAGGTATCCAAAGCCATCGAGCGATTAGATGAAGCGATGATTATGTTCTTGGAGTCCCACTTTAGAAGGTGAGCCAAGATCAGCATACGAGTTAAGTGGGTCTTACCGTTCTGACGGGCTACCAGCAGAAGGTTAGTCTTACGGATCCATTGACCCTTCTTATCCACGCGCAGCATGTCAGTTAATACGAACTTCTGCCATGGCAATAGAGGCATCTTGATCAGTTCAGATAACTCAATAACATCATTAACCTTAGATGCGCCTTTGAGGTAAGGGCTGTGAAGCCTTGGTTCTGTTGCCCCTCGGAGCGCTCGGGATCCTTTGGCCGGCATCAGGACTGATCTGGATCGGGTCGGGCGGTGAACGGACTGTCTTGGTGAACTTCCGACCGTGTTGGGGAGGGGAAGGCAGGAAAAACAGGGGGGGTAGACTTCCTACCTAAAAAAGACGCTTGATTACGACTCCCCTTGCTGCTATTGCACTTGGCACAGCAAGCAACTGCGTTCTCAAATGAGACCACTAGATCGGGAGCCTTGCTAATTGGGATTACGTGATCCACGGTCGAGGCAGGAGCCGAGCAATAAAAGCACGACCATTGATCGCGAGCCAAGACCTGTAATCTAAACTTCTTATAGTCCCTCGTTAATCGAGGATCTCCACGCTTTGCCATTACTGCCAACCTTTAGTCATTAGATGATGAAGAGCTAAGCAGTAGTTAGGTTCATCGTATTGAGTAAGCCCATATCTAGATGATACATAATCCCAGTATATCCAGAACTGGTAGTCATATGGTTTGCCTTTAATAGACTCACTCTTAATCTGGTAATAACCATGAGTCTGCTTCTTGCCGGACTTATTACCAACTGCATCTATCTGCCATCGACTCTCACGATAGATGATCTGGTTATGGCATTTATATTGTTTATCTGTTAACTGTTTATCAGCTAATACTTTGATGCTTTTAGTTGGCATGTTATTCGCCATTGTTGTCTCAGCACCGCTTAGACAAAAGGCTCCCACTAACACTCCAGCAACCCACCGCGCTACGCCCTTACGGGCGCGGTCTGAGCCCTTGAGGGGCTCTTGCCTAGAGTGTAGCGGACGAGTCAAGCATGTGGATAAACTGGGCGTGTCGTAAGCACGAAGTAAAGGAATGTACATTAGTTATCCACAACTGTTGATAAGTTATTTATCTGTAGAGTAGAAGCCAGAGCCTTTGAATTGGATCCCAAAAGAGCTGTATATCTTGCGCATAGGTTCATGGCAGAACCCACATTCAACGTCGTGTGGCTCATTTATCTT